TAGCAGTTTGTAAGAATCCTCCGAAGTAATCTGTTCCTGACTGCATTACAGGTGCTCCATATGCAGCTGGTATACCCAGTGCTTCTCTTGCTTTCGCATTTTTGTTAAGAAACTTACGTCTTGCACCTTCTTGTGCATACGCCATGTTTCTACCAAAGGTTGCGTTCATTACACTGTCTACCCTTGCAGCTGTACCTAAATAATTAAGGTAAGCATTTCGACCAGCAGTTCGAGATCGACCACCTTGTAAAGCTTTACCTCTAGCTTTGCTTTTAAAAAATTTACTAGCAGCTTGCTGTACTGCCAATCTACCCTTACCTTGGGTATATAATCCTCTTACATAGGCATCGCTTAAATCACGACCATAACCTATGACATTTCGTTGTTGTGTTCTGGCGAGACTTGTTTCTTTGTTAAAAAACTTCAGTGCCTGTTGAGCATACACTGAGTTCTTTTCTCTCCATTTTTGTTTTTGTTGGGCTCTGAGTCCCGCATTAGCATCTACGCACACGGCAAAATTCTATAAATGTTACATTGTTCGGCCCATGTTTTAACTTACGTAAAAACTTAAAGCCAAGAAACTTTAGCAATCTAAGATGTGCTTTGTTTCGACTGTCAACTATATTCCAAAGTAAAGGTTCTTCTCGGCTATCGACAAACCGTTTTGCCTGTCTTGCAAATAAAGTTGGTTGTTCATGGATTACATTGGTGCAAAGCATCCAAATATCGCCCTTTTTACCTACGCCTGCCATACCAGCAGCCTTGCCGCTAGGCGACGTAAAATAGACCGCAGAGGGGTAAGAGGACATGGCTGCTAGATACGTTAAAGGTTCCAGTCCATGACCCTCTGAGATCTCTCTGAAGTCATCTGAGCGTAAATTAGAGGCCACCTCGAGGGCAGCCTTTAAAGTGATAGGGTGAATGTATTTACTTAAGGTTTTCATATAGTGGTTCTAACTTTTCTATTGTATCTGCCATCCAAGGTTCCCAAGGCATTTGTTTCATACCTTTTTGGACATACCTTTCATAGTATCTATTGGTCTTCATTCTCCAATAGAAGTATCCAAGTTCTTGTTCTGTTAATTGTACGTTATACACGGCGATAATATTTGGGTGAGTAATCCCCTTCCCATGACATTGATCTTAATGTAGCTGGGGCAGGGTGTGATGATTTGAGTGTTATCTCAACGTTTGTATTCTTTTCGTACACAGGTATAGCCTTAATAAACTCTTCTAAGTATGGTGCATCAGATGCGTCGTACTCATTAAGTTCTGTAGACTCATATACTTCTGTATAATCTGGTTTACCTACACGTTCAAGTGTGGTCTCGTATAAACCTATCTTACCGAAGTGAAACTTAACTCTATGTAATACTAACGAAGAATTTACGTCTGCTGTAGATTGTGAGCCTTCTATTTTAGTAGGATAGAGTGTAGGAATCTTAACTTGGTATGGATAGATATAGCCTATGGTAAGTGTTGCACCGGACCAGTCACCGGGTAAAGTAAAGTTTGTACCTGAAACTGTAGGTTTAGCATATCGGCCAACTCGTGCTGAATTAGAATTAGTATCTATTACAACTAGATCATGGTTAGGAGTAGTAACTGAACTTAACCAGCTAACACTAGAAAAGGTAGTTAGGTTTGTAGCTGCATTATAACTACCACCACTTACAGTAGTATGATTATCTACATGTAATAAAAAATCAACATTGTCTTGTACTATACTAGGATCTGAGTCAGCCTGTACAAGCTTGATGCTTTGTAAATAGTAATCACTATCTAAAAAGAAATACTCATCATTAATAATAAAATGATAAGTTAACGGATTATTTAGTTTCCATTTAAACCATGCAGCTTGCACTCTTTTGTCAGCAGATTGAAAATACTTATATCCAAAGATTTCGTCAGTTCCTGTTTTACCTATTAACACAATCGAGTTTTCTCTAGAGTTTGTCATTAGGTCTATATCTTTAGGTAGTAATGTAGGAACAACTTTACTAACTTCTATGATATTAGGCTCTCCTTCTCGTGCTGAGTTAGCCATCTCATTGAATCTACTAAACTTACCAGAGTTATCTATATAAGCAACTGTAGTTCCTAGAGATATAGGAGCCATGTTTTCGTTATAATTAAATGTAGCTATACTTCTTAGTTTAGCTGTGTCAGGGTTAAAGACTGTATCATCTGAGGCTAATAAGAATTGCTGGTTTGTACTAAATACAAGTAAACCAGCATTGATTTCAATACCATCAAATAAGTCAGATGGAAACATAGATGCAGCTGATATATCTACAGGGTCAGATACTGATACTGTTAGAGCTGTTTCAATGAAAAAGTTAGGTTCTCCTAATGTACCCGGTCTCGATGTTATTACATTTTCGCCTGCTAGCATTGCTAATCTGTTACGAAAAAATAACACCTTGTTGATACGTTTGCCTACAAATGATGGCATAGGATTTGTAAACGTATCACCTACGTCTCTAGTACCATATGTAAACTGTTTTACAGTAAATGTAGTTGTACCTGTACGCTGTATAACCAACGGCATGTTAGTTAATGTTGTAGTAATACCCGGAAGAGCACACTCTGTCCAAGATCCACTACCATCTTTATCGTTTTGACCTTCAAATTTTAGGTAATAGTCATCCTCTTCTGATCGTAATGCGTTAGATACTCGGACTATATAGCCATGTTTACACTGGTTTGGTAACGATTGTACATCATTAACTGAACCTTGCATGGACCTCATTAAGTCATTTTCTACAATGTTAACTGTAAATGAGTTTGAGCTAGATAGATATATACCATTACCTATTTGTTTACCATTAATACCACTAGGTAGTTCGGCTATAATACCACCAATAATTGTATCAGCTGTAACCGCTGTCTGAGCATCAAAAGGGGTAGGTTCTGGACGTATAAGACCATCTCCGTTACTACTGATGGTAGCGTTAACCTGTGTAGTTTCTATCTCTGCTACACGTACTGTATAAGTAGCATCAGTAGTAGCGTTGTTATCTTTGTTAGTTCCACCACCGCCTTGAGCTGAGTCTAAAGTTACAGTAACTGTATCACCTACTTGCCAACCCTCGCCACCATGCAGTAAAACTATCTCTCGTTGATAGCTACATCTGTAGTCGTCACCGTTCGGCCCTTGATCGTCACCATCATAATCAGGACTAATACCTTGCTGACCTAAAGCTGTTATTCTAAATATTAAGTTCTTCTTTGATCCTGAGTCGACACTAAATACTTGGGTTCCGATACCCGGGCATGACCCTGATCCATTGCCTTCATATAAAGTATCACTTTGTATTTCAATACGTGTAGCACGAGTGAGAGTTGTGACATCAGCAGTTCTAAATACATCAATACCATATTGTCTTCCGTTTTCTGTTCGTAGTAATTCCAGCATTGCAAAGTGTGCATCTGGTCTAGCTGTTGATGTACCAGTTTCACCTATTAATGTATTAGAGTTAGTACTATCACGATTACTTACAAAGGTAGTATCATTAATAGTTAAAAACTGTAGGTTTTCTGGTGTGCTTGTTGCTAGATAGTTTTGTATAGCAGTCTGACCCCCTGTGCCGTAAGCTGTGGTCATTTGTGTACCGTCGCTACAACGCCATACACGTACCTGACCATCAGCTGCTACTTGTCCTATGTATGATCCCTCTGTTTCGTCACGAAAGTAATGAAACCAAGACCCACCGCTTTGTACGTTAGCTAGTGGACTGGTTCCTATTCGTTTTGCACCCGGTCTTTTAAACAGTCCTCTGGTAACGTCTGGTATAGCGTTTACTATTTCTGTTACTTGACCGGGAAACTTTAGGTTGTCAGGCTGTTCTGACATACCTAGTGAGAACTGAGGGATAGTTTGTGTTACGCTTGCCATTATCGTCTAAGGTTTCTCCAAGGTTGGTAAGTTTGATATGCGGTGTCATCAGGGAATCCAAACATGCTGTGATCTCCTTGGTTGCACTCATATTCTTGTAGAGCTGCTCTGGCTAAACCAGCTTGATTAGTTAACAATCTAACTAAGTTAGGGTTTGCAACTAGCTGTGTAGCTGCTGCGGCAGATGCTCTGTATGTAATAAATCGTCTAAATACAATAGGTAGATCTTCAAAGTTATATAATCTAACAACATCAAGATGGATGTTGCTTGTAAAAACATCAGTATGATCTTGCTTGTCGTATAGAAATCCATTACGACGTACTAAATTAAATGTTCTACGTGCTTGGTTATCATTAAGATCCATAGATAATAT